AGAAAAGGAAGAGAAGAGATTTAAGTAAAATGTGTTTTTTCAGTTAAAAAGAAAGGACAATTTTAAATAAAAAGTTTTTTATATTTTTAAAATAAAATAGACAATTAAAGAAAGGAAAAGTTTTTATTATGAGAAGTTCAAGAGCAGAGATTAAAATAGAATAGATTTTAAGCGGTGCAGGTTTAAATTTTAAAGAATAGTATAGTTTTCCTGATTTAATTGGTGAGAAGGGGCATGCATTACGCTTTGATTTTGCAGTTTTTGATGATAATGATGATTTATAGTTTTTAATATAGTATCAAGGTATTCAACATTATAAACCAAAGAGTGTTTTTGGCGGAATGTCAGGGCTTCGAAAACAACAATTTTATGATATGAAAAAGAGAGAGTATTGCAAAAAACATGATATAAAATTAATTTTAATACCCTATTGGGATGAAGCGAAAATTAATTATGATTATATTATGAAATTAGCAAATATACTGTAAAAGAAAGAATAAGAGGTGGCTTCTTTGATAGATAGACAAGCGGAAATAAAGAAAAAAGGCTTTAATATGAATATTGGAGATGCCAACGATAATTATGTTTCACCAGATTTTTCAAAAATAAAAATTGGTTTACAAACTCTTGATGATGCGGTTTTATCTTTGGGAGAATATAAAAGAATAAATCCAAAATATGGAGATAAAAGATAGGTATTAAGAGCTATCAATACTCATGATATAAGAGCGATGAGAGAAATATCTAATTTTTTCTATAAAACTAGCGGAATTTATTCAAGATTATGTAGATATATGGCTTATCTTTATAAATATGATTGGTTTATTACTCCTTACATAAGAGGATGTTAGGGACTACTGGATCGAGATAGTGGATTTAGTAACGTAGATAGTGAAAAAGAAACAAAAGAAAGAAAGAAAATATTTAATAATTTTTTTCAACTATTACGTTTTCTTGAGTCTTTTGAGATTAAAAAATTCTGTGGCGAAGTAGCATTAAAAGTTGTTAGACATGGATGTTATTATGGGTATTTAATTGCTCATAATAATAAAATCACTGTTCAATAGCTGCCGCCAAGTTACTGTAGATCTCGGTTTAAAGTAAAAAACAGACCTGTTGTAGAATTTAATATGAGATATTTTGATGAACATTTTCCTGTTGAAGAACAACGAAAGAAAATTTTAGATTTATTTCCAAAAGAATTTAAAAAGGGTTATAGTTTATATAAAAAAGATAAATTAAAACCTGCTTTTTTAGGAGATATTCCAGGTTGGTATATTTTAGATACCGCATCTACTGTTAAGTTTAATATTAATGAATAGGATTTTCCTGCTTTTATATCTATTATTCCAGCTATTATAGATTTAGATAGAGCGCAGGATCTAGATCGTAAGAAAATGGCGCAGAAGTTAATGAAAATTATTATTCAAAAGATGCCAATAGATAAAAATGGTGATCTAGTATTTGATGTTGATGAAGCACAATAGCTTCATAATAATGCAGTTGCAATGTTGCGTCGCGCGATTGGTGTTGATGTTTTAACTACTTTTGCTGATGTTGAAGTTGCAGATATGTCAGATAGAGGAAATACTACAAGTATAGATGAATTAAGTAAGGTAGAAAGAACAGTTTATAATGAAGCTGGTGTATCTCAATTACAATTTAATAGTGATGGAAATATAGCTTTGAATAATTCTATTCTGAATGATGAGGCTTCTATGTATAATTTATTATTACAATTTGAAGCCTTTTTAAATTTATTAATAGAACCATTTAATAAAAGTCCTAAAAAAAGTTATTATCAAGCGCAGTTTTTAACAACAACAATATATAATTATAAAGAATTAGCAAAACTATATAAGTAGCAAGCGCAAATGGGTTACAATAAAATGTTACCTCAAGTAGCACTGGGACAAACTCAAAGTTCAATTCTTGCTAATGCTTACTTTGAAAATGATATATTAGATCTTGTTAGAGTATTCGTACCTCCGCTTACTTCTAATACTATGAATGCTTAGGCGTTACAACAAAGAGATGCTAATGTTAAAAAAGCAGGAAATTCTCAATCATAGAGTAATGGAGAAGGTGCGGGAAGGCCTGAAAAATAGGACAATGAAAAAGCAGAAAAAACAATACAAAATCAAGAGAGTATGTAAGGAGGGAGAAAATGGCTCTTGCACACCAAAGTATAGCCACGATAAACTCTCCTGAATTTATTAATCTTTAGCCATTGGACATCAATCCTTTGATGTCCTCTTGCTAGATTAAAGTTTTTTATTTAGGGGAAAATCGAAATGGGAGTTATATTTCTAAAGAGGTTGCTAGTAATATGGCAAAAACTTTAAGAGGAGCTCCTATCGTTGGTTATTTTAAGGAAGATAAAGAAGATTTTGCGGATCATGGTAGACAAATTATTTTAGATGATTAGGGGATACACTTCAATGTGTTAACTAAACCATATGGTTTTGTATCTCCAGATGCTAAAGTTTGGTTTCAAGAATTTGAAGATTTTGATGATTTTGGCAATTCCATAATGCGAACATACTTAATGACAAATGGCTATTTATGGACTGAACAATTTGAGTAGGCAAAGCTAGTCTTAGAGGATGGCGGGCGCCCGCAATCCATGTAGCTTGATGAAAAAAGTGTTGAAGGAAAATGGTCAACGAACATTAAAGAAAATATGGAATTTTTCATAATAAATGACGCAATAGTTTCTAAACTATGTATATTAGGTGATGATGTATAGCCTTGTTTTGAAGGAGCAGCTATAACAAATTCTGATCCTGCAACATCTTTTACTATTGATAAAGATTTTAAACAAACTCTTTTCACTATGATGGAAGAGTTAAAACAGGCTTTAAAAGGAGATAATCAAATGGCAAACATTGAAAAAAATATATCTTCTGAAGAGTTAAAAGAAAAAGAAACAGATTTTACACAAAACAAAGAAGAAGAAAATTCTTTTACACAAGAATCTGATAATAATGAAGATACATCATCTTCTTTTGTTAAACAAGAAGAAGAAAAGAAAGAAGAAGAGAATAAGAATGATGATAATATATCTGACTCTGAGGGAAATAATAATGAAGAAGATAAAGAAGATGATGGTAACGGTAATGAAGAAAAGAAGAAATATTCTCTTTTAGAAGATAAGTATAATCAATTAAAAAATGATTACGCTAAAATTGAAAAAGAAAATATTGAATTAAAATTATTTAAAAAGAACATTGAAGATGCTCAAAAAGATGAGTTAATTAATGAATTTTCTATGTTATCTGATGAGGATAAGAAAGATGTTATAGAAAATAAATCTAATTACACTTTAGATGAAATTAAATCTAAATTAGCTGTAATTTGTTTTGAGAAAAAGGTCAATTTTAATTCAATTAATTAGGAAGAAAGTAAAGAAGATACAGAAGTAGAAAATCTTTTTACTTTAAATATTGAAGAAAAAGAAGATTCAACGCCTGATTGGGTAAAGGCAGTTGAAGCAACAATGGATTTTATGAATAAGTAACTTATTGGTTAATAGGAGGATTTACAATGGCAGTAATGAAAAGAAAAGGTTATGGACAAGTTGAACCAAATCATCTTTCTGCTCAATATACAGGACAAATCTATGCACAGCTTCCTGCTATGACTGGTACTACTTCAGGAAGCGGCCAGGAAGCTACAACTACATGGGCACCAACTGAACAATTAGAGAATGGTCAATTTTTAAAATATGATTATGCTAATGGTCGTGCTTGTGCAGATGAAAACGCAGATGGGGAATGGATGCTTGTCTTTAATGAAGTAAAATTATATGATGAAAGAAAACAGAACTACAGATATTTTGCAGCTAAGGCGGCTGATATGACAGATGGGAAAATATATCCACGTCTTTTAAAGACTAATATTGGGGATATTTTTACAACAAATACATTTAAAGGTGCTAATGGAACCGTTACAGACGGTGATGCAACAATTACTACTGAAGAATTAGCTATTGGTAATTATGTAAAAATTGGTAGTGATGGCTGGTTAACAAAGGCTACTACAAAACCTGCATCTGGTATTGTATTTAAGGTAGTTCCGCATTTTACACAAATTAAAGATGCAACTGCTAAGTACACATTGGCTGATGGCCAGGATGCAGTAAAGCTTCAACGAGTTCAGTAATTAGAAAATAGGAGGATAAAAGAATGGCTTTAGATAAACAACAGTTAATTGCATTAGCTAAAACTACTGCAAAAGCTTCATTAAATCCTTCTGTTGCTTTTGCTTTTGGTGACAAGAAGTTAACGTATGAAGCGCTTAATGAAACTTTTAGAAAAGAAATGAATGAGTTAGCGGGGAGCTATGCTCAATATAGAGAAAATAAGAATTTAATTTTCACTTTAATCGAAGTTGGTTTGGATGAAGTTTTACCTGTAAAAGTTCTTCAGAATTACGGACAGTTTGCAGATGTAAAAACTTATGCTCAGGGTGAAAAACCAGTATTTAGAGTAAGAATCAGTGAAGCTTCTAGAAAACGTGCTAAAACTTTTGTAACAAGAGTTGGTTTAGCAGGTAGATATGAAGTATTCAAACTTGATGGTTATACATTAGAAGTTCAGACCAGTGCTTACGGCGGAGCCGCACAGATTGGTTTTGAAGAGTTCTTAGATAAACATATCACAATGAGTGATGTTTATGATTTAGTATTAGAAGGTTTAGATTAGGCTGTTTATCGTGAAATTGCTACAGCTTTAATTACAATGGCAAATGATACAGCTTTTAGACCGAATAACAAAGTAGCTGCTACATCTTTTGTTGAGAGCGAATTTGATCGTCTTTTAGCAACAGCAGATGCTTATGGTCAGAGTACTATTTATTGTACTTTTGAGTTTGCGGCAACTATGAAACCGGCTACAGGCGATTGGTCAGATGGAATGAAAGAAGAATATTGGAATAATGGATACTTTACACGTTATAAGAGACACGGTGTAATTGTTCTTCCGCAAAGTTTTGTAGATGATCAAAATACTACAAAAGTAATTGATCCTAGATTTGCTTTTATTATTCCAACAGGTGCGGAAAAACCTGTTAAAGTAGCTTTTGAAGGTGCTACCGCAGTAAAAGAGCATGAAAATGCAGATTGGTCAAGAGAGATTCAAACTTATAAAAAATTAGGTGTTGCTGTGTTTAATGTAAATCCTGGTATTTGCGTTTATAAGAACACTAGTTTAAGTACAGCTAATGCCGCCGGTTCTGGTGCTACAACATGGGTGAATGACTGATAATTTTTATTTTAATTAAATAGGGAAGACTATGAATAGTCTTCCCTTTATATTTTTAAAGAGGGAAAAGGAGTTTATAAATGGATAAAAATACATTAATTAAAGTTTTAAATAGAGATAATGGTGCGGTTGTTTATTCCTTACCGGAGTTAAATGGACTTGTTAGAGTTTATCAATCTGGGGAAACAAAAGAAGTACCTTTTAAAGAGTTATAGCAGTTATCTTATATTCCTGGGGGAAGAGAATTATTAGAAGAAAGTTTAGTTATTTTAGATAATGAAAAAGCTATTAAATAGTTATTAGGATAGGTTGAATTAGAATATTCTTATACAGAAGAGGATATAAAACGACTTTTAATAAGCGGAAGTTTAGATGAATTTTTAGATTGTTTAGATTTTGCACCCGAAGGAGTAAAAGATTTAATTAAAACTTTAGCTGTAACCTTACCTTTAAACGATGTAAAGAAAAGGGAAGCGATTCAAGATAAACTTGGTTTTAATGTAGAAAGTGCGATTAGAATAAGAAGAGAATCTGAAGTTGAAAGTGTGCCTTCCGCCAAGCTAGAAAGAAGGGCTAAAGTTAATCAAAGTAAAGAATCGCGGCCTGTACGTAGGGTTGTTAATTCAAAATAATAGGAGGATTAAGATGTTTTCTATTGAAAATAATGATATTACTCTTATTCGTGGGGACACCTTATTATTAGAAATATAGGTTATAAGACAAGGAGAAGTTTATACTCCTAGAGAAGGAGACGTAATTCGTTTTGCTATGAAACGCAAGTATTCAGATCCTGATGATAAGGTTGTTTTAGTAAAAGAAATTCCTATAGAAACTTTAATTTTAGAATTAGAACCTTAGGATACAAAATCTCTTCCAATGAGATCTAGATATGTTTATGATATTCAAATTACAGATGTTGATGGAAGAGTAGATACTTTTATGAAAGGAACATTAACCATTGAAGAAGAGGTATTATAATAGAAAATATTAGTGAGGTATAAAATGACTAAAGAAAAATATACGTCTTTTTCAGAGGTTTATGAAAGTTTTTTATCAAAAATAACTGATGATATGTATATGGAATTAACTCCTGAAGATACTTAGGAAATGTTAAAATAGCTTCTTTTATCTGCTTTATATAAATTTGAATTTCCTAAACAAAATTTAGATTATTAGGAAAAAGATTTAGAGGGGTATGATGAAGATGGAAATCCTATGGTAGAATTAGGATTTATAAATAAATTAACAAGAGAAGAAATTAATATCATAGCTACATATATGATAGTTGAATGGATAGGTCAACAATTAGCTTCTGTTGAAAATACTCGAATGAAATATAGCGGAAGTGATTTTAAGTTTACCTCTCAAGCAAACCATATGCAAAAATTACTTCAGTTAAAAAAGGATTATGAACGAGAAGGCTTTCATTTACAAAGATTATATAAACGTAGATCTCAAGATGAGAATGGTATCTATAGATCAACGTTTGGAAATATTATGAAAGAGCAGCCGAGAGGAGGAACTGGGCCATGGAGCAAATGGTGTTAACATCAGATCTTTCTTTTTCTGCTTAGAGTATATATTCTAATCTTAATAAGATTATTAATAAAGTATATAAATTATTACCATTAAGAGAATAGGGGCAAGATTGGGAAAAGCCTTTACAAACTATAATTGTAGAATTAAAAGGTATGAAACAATTAATTTTTAATGAAGATGAATTGTTTCTATCAATTTTATGTAAAATGGAGGGTTTATTTAGTTTAACTAAGAAATAGGATATGTCTTTATATAGACGAACTATTTTTGAATGTTTAGGTTTACTAAATAATTTAAATAAAAATGTCTGTACTTAAAAATATAGAAAAACGAATCGAATGTAATAGTGATGGTGATAATTTTCAATATTATGATGAACCAAGATATAGTTTTTTAAAGCGGATGCAGAGTCGTTTAGACGCTCGCGGCGGAATGGATCAATGGACGCGAATGAGGTAGGATAAATTAAGAAGTTTGAAAAAAGCATTATTTTCTTCTTATCAAAGTGCCATTGTGCAAAAATATGATGTAGAATCTGAAACTTTAATAAATAAAATTACCGATATTATAAATATTTTATAGAATAAATAGAATTTAGATGAAAATCAAATAAAAGTTTTAGATTAGTTAGAAAATGAATATTCTTTTTTAACTTCTGATAGAGAATCTGTAAATTATATTATAGATTTAAAAGAAGTAATTGAAAAATTAAAATATTCTCAACCTTATTTTAGGTGTTTAATTAATCATGATAAATTAAAAGTTAGTTATTAGGATAAAATTATTTCCATTCCTTTTGAAGAGTGCCCCGTAGGTTCAGAAGGTACTAAATATACAGATTTTCATAATGGAACTGTCTTTAAATGGATTCATGGTAACAAAGAAGAATGGACTCCTGACACATATTGGATTGTTTATATGCAATATTCTGAATAGACTGCTTATTTTAGAGCTTAGATTAGAAAAGCTGATTAGGAAATATAGATAGTTACTATTGATGATGAAGGAAATGAAAAATCTGTACAATACCGCGGTTGGATGACAGGTCCTAACTAGACTTCCGCATTATGGAATACAAAAAAAGGTGTAATATGGAATGATTTAAATTATACTAAATTACTTTATATTACAAAAGATGAAAATACTTTGGCTTTTTTTCAACGTTTTGATCGAATTATTATAAATGGAAAACCTTGGGAAGTGCAAGCATATAACGAAAATTATAGTGTTAATAAACGAGATGGAGTAGAAAGCGGAATTATCAGGGTCGCGCTTAAAGAAACATATACTACTACAGACCAATTTATAAAAGAAACAATATCTAAAGATTAGGCTAAAATTGCAGAAAAAACTTTATACGATTCATAGCATACAGATCCTTATATTGATGGACCTTCTATTGCTAGACCTTATGATATAATAACTTTTAAAGCGAAAAATTTTGAAGATGAATATGATGCTTAGGGGTTAGAAGTTTTAAAATATTGGAGTTTGTTTGGTACTTAGTTAGCTGAAATTATTGAAACATCTTTAGATAGAAAAACTATAAAGGTTAAGATTTTAACCGAATATGGTAATAAAAAAGGATTTTTCGTTAATTATGGAGAAAATCCAGAAACAATGGTTCATGTTGAAATAAAGTCGCTTTGAGATAAAAGGAGTTTAAAATGAGAAAAGATTTAGTTACTTTTAAACCTATTTATTCTTCTTTTTTATCTTGTGATAATGATATAAAATTAATTTTAAAAATTTTATTTGAAGAGAGTAAACCTTATAGCAATTTTTTAAAAAGATTATTAATTATTAATAATAAAGATTGTTTAGATTCAAGCAATAAAGATTATGAATATATAATTAATAGTATGAGTTTAGCGGATATGATAGATAAAAGTTATATTCGTTTAAATCCTAAAATTTCAAGAGGAACTCATGAAGAGATAAAATCTTATATTATTGTATCTCTTGATAACTTTTCTCCTAATCCTAAAAGCGTCCATTATAGAGATTATAATATAAATTTTGATATTGTTTGTTATAATGACGCTTGGGTTTTAGATAATTATAAAATTAGACCGTTAGCAATTATAGGGTATATAGATGGTATTTTAAATAGTTTAACTTCAGATAATCCTGTTTTAGAAAAAAGTTTTCAATCTAAAATTAAATTATCGGGTATTGGTCGATATGATTTTTTAGGATGTAATGAAGTTGTTTTAAATGAAGATCTCTCTATGTATTCATTATCATATAGAGGAATACATTTTACGGAAGATATAAAACAGATGGGAGCAATTAAAAATTAATATTAATCCTTTATTATTATTTTCTGGAAATGATATACCCATAATAGAATTAGAAACGGTTATTCATCAACCCACAATAGATTAGATTAGTTTAATAGGGGAAGAATCTTTTTTTATTGGTTGTGAGTATTTGATATTATCAAAAGAAAAAATTGAGGGTTAGGACAAAATTCATTTAGATAAATTAGAGGATTTTGAAATACTAATGACAATAATTAGGGATAAATCTGCAACAGCAAAACAAATTAAGATTTGTTTATAGTTAGTTTTAACTTTACTTTTTCCTAATTATCAAATAAATTTTTTGCCTTCCAGTATTTTGCTTTTAAATAACAACAAAGAGCAAACTGAAAAATAGAAAGTATTAATAGATAAACATAATTTTAATCTTTTTAAAACTTTTATTAAACAAATTTTTTGTTTAGATATATTTTTTGGAGAAGAGGTTTCAGAAAAATATAACCCCGGTGGCCCACAGGCTAAAGCTATAGTTTAGAAATTTAAAAAGCGTCGAAAAAAACTTGCTCAAATGAAAAAGGGGAAAAAATAGAATGAATCTTTTTCTCTTTTCGCTCAATATATTTCTATTTTAGCAGTTGGGGAAAGAAAGGAGATTAATAGTTTACTACAATATACGGTTTATCAGTTGATGGATTAGTTCAAAAGATTTACGTTAAAAGAAGATTTTGACCTATATGTAAAAGCAAAAATGGCGGGCGCCCAAGATTTACAAGAAGTAAAAAATTGGATGGGTGATATACACTCTAATGAAGATTAATAAGGAGGAAATTTCATATGAAATTTGGTGTTAGAGAATGTGCAAATATCGTTTTCCGCGCGAAGCAGAAAACAGTTATTGGAACTAATACATTCCAAGTTGGCCAACCAGTCCTTTATATTGATACAGCAACTACTGCTTCAATGGAACAGGCTTCTAGTTCCGTTTATGCACAGGGCGGAAGAGGTAATGCACGTCTGATCGCTTGGGAAGGAGATAAAACTCTTACCTTTACAGTTACTGATGCATTAATTTCTCCAGTATCATTAAGTATGTTATCTGGTGCGGGCTTAGTTAAAGAAAATAATAAACGCGTTCATGTTCATGCTACAACAGCTGCTACTATGACTGTTACAGGCACAGGAACTCCTGCTACTTATACAGGAACTATTGATTTAACAGATGCATTAGCTGAGTTTGGTGTAATTAGTGCGGACGGTGGAACAGATGGTGGCATTACAATTGATGCTGGAACGGATGCGCCTTTATTTATTATTAGAACTGAAGATGACGGTTCTATTACAGGAGATATTGTGACATCTGCTTCTAATATTCAATATGCTGTCGCTACAAACGGAACAGCTCCTAATGTAACAGTGACAGGTGCAACATTAACAGTTACTGCTCCTAAATGGAATAATAAAACAGATATTACTGAATCTGTTAATGTTTTAGTTGATTATTATGTAATTAAAAATTCTGAAACTGTTTCTGAAATTCAGCTTACTCCACAGGATTTCGCTGGATATTACTATGTAGAAGCAGATACATTATTTAGATCTCAAGCTACTGGTGTTGATATGCCTGCTAACTTAACATTCCCGAATGTAAAAGTTCAATCTGGATTTACTATTAGTATGGCTGGTACTGGAGATCCTTCAACATTTGACTTTACTATGGATGCATTCCCTGGTTATACTTATTTCGATAAATCTAAACAAGTTCTTTGTGTAATCCAGGTTGTTGAAGATAGTTTAGCTGCTACATCAACAGGTCATAGTGTAATGTTAAATAATAATACTGTAGAACATAGAGATCCGTTATTA